GATGTGGACGCCATCTGTCAAGACCTGGAAGGAACCTTCACGAGCTTCGATGGTGGCGCGACGTTCGATGGAGGATACGTCGAACCACCGGCTCATCCGAATTGTCGATGCACGTTGATTCTCGTTGAAGTACCACGCAAGAAGGCAGTCAAAAAAAAGACAGCCACATCAAAGCGAACCGCCAAGCCCAAAGCGAAAGGAAAGTCCACGCGTGGTCGAGCATCCGCTAAACGCTAAGTATGAGATCGGTGACGCCGCGAAAGGCGAACTCACGGTCACGCCACGCCGGTCACGTCTGGCGATTGTGGGCGGCATGCCACTTCGCCACGCCATTCCGTTCGATGATCCTGATCTCGAAGTTTGGTCGTGCAATCTGGTGCTGTGCTTAGACCAGCAGAATCAACTCAGAGCAGACAGATGGTTCGAGCTGCATCCGATGTCTGTCCAGAACGAGAACGACATGGAGTGGATACACGAGAACCCTCGACCGCTCTACACGCTCGACTATGAGCCGTCATTGCCGAAGTCGCTGCGGTTTCCGATGGAAGCTGTCGACTCGCTTGGTTATGCGAATTATTTCTCATGCACGTTTGCGTATCAGATCGCCCTGGCTATCGTTGAGGGCTTTGAGGAGATTGGCCTCTATGGTGTGGACTTGGTCTACGGCAGCGACCGAGAGCGAGAAGTGGAGCTTCCCTCTGTCACCTACTGGCTTGGATTGTTTCAAGGTCGTGGTGGCCGACTGGCCTTCCCTGAGCATAGCTCGACCCTGCATCACCGCTACCGCTACGGCTATGACTACTGGAACGAGAAACGCTGGACCGAGCAACGAGTCAGGAACCTAAACCTCGACCGCGCTGATCACATGAGCCAGGTGGAGCAGCTTCTCTCCTGATGCCGATCAGGATTATTCGACACCGTTGGATGTTTCCTATGCAGTCGTGTCGCGTGTATGACGGTGACACGCTCATGGAACTCACGGTCGATCTCGGCTTCAATGCGACGCTCACCATCACCGGTCGACTCTACGGCATAGACACGCCAGAAGTGCGCGGCCCTGAGCGTAAGCAAGGACTAGAAGCACGAGACTGGCTACGAGTACAGATTAACAAGGCCGAGCAGGTTCTGATTGAAACGCGCCCACCCACCGAAAAGGCTCAAGGAAAGTTCGGTCGATGGCTGATCACGATCTGGGCTGATGGCGTGAACCTGAACGACTCGATGGTTGAAGCGCAGATCGCTAAACGTGTCACGTATTAACAGCAGGAGAACAGTGATCCATCGATCCACGTCGATTGCTCGTGCGATTGAGACCGAGCTACAACGCTGGCAACCGTTCATCGACGCCTCCACTGACTTGCGGCAGGTTCACATCTCGGTGCGTCTTCGCCCTGGGTCATGCGATACGCGGTCCGTGGTTGTCGGTATGGAACACGAACGATCTACATCGTCAAAAAACGATCACGATTGAATTATTGACACCCGTCGTTCTTTCTGGCAAGCTACTGGCTGACATTTAATTCCGCTGTTTCCGCGCCAGGATGAGGTTCGCGGTAGAAGCTGACACACGTCAGTCTCTACCGCTTTTTTTATGCCTAACTCTATGCAGACTTCAGACACGTCTCCTGTTCTTGAGTTGTCGACATGGAAGCAACAGATTCGCAATGGCGAAGACAGCACGGACGCCATTGTCAGGAAGCAGTCCGTGGCTGTGACAGAAGACCTCGGCAATCGGCAGATCAAGTTCACGATCTCGACGAGCGGCGTCGACAGAGAGAATGACCGACTGAGCGCCGACGGCTGGTCGTTGAAGTCGTATCGGAAGAACCCTGTCGTCATGTTCGCCCACGATTACAAGCAACTGCCGGTCGCACGAGCCGTGTCAATCACACAGCAAGATGGCAACTTGATCTCGACGGCTGAGTTCGCGACGGCTGACTTGAATCCGTTTGCCGATACGGTCTACCGGATGATCAAGGGCGGCTTCCTGAACGCCGTCTCTGTCGGGTTCCGACCGCAGAAATTCAAGTCTGCTGAGCGAGACAATGGGCAGCAGGGCTTCGACTTCGAGGAACAAGAGCTGCTCGAATACAGCGTCGTTCCCATTCCGGCCAACCCTGACGCGTTAGTGGCCGCAGCCAAGCACGGAATCGATCTGGACCCGATCACAGGTTGGGCGAAGTCCTGGCTGACTGATATTGACTCTGCACCGACGAAGGGCATGGTGCCGAGTAATCCTTCGGACTACGGGCTGGCACCGATGAACGAGGAATGGAGCCGACCTTCGTTGCGAGACTTTACGTCGGACTCATGGGATGCAGTCGACGCCGATAAACGTCGAGCGATTGCCAAGCACTTCACCTATGCCGTCGATATGCCGCCTGCGAATTACGGCGATCTCAAGCTCCCACACCATCGAGCCAAGGGTGCAGACGTGGTCTTCAGAGGCATTGCAGCGGCAGCAGGACGCCTCGACCAGACCGACTTCACGGCTGACGACTTCGGGAAGATTCGCGCACACCTTGCCAATCACTACAAAGAATTTGATCGCGTGGCTCCGTGGGAGCGTGCGTCTGATTCGTGGGAGAAGTTCACACGAAGCCGTGACGCGATGCAGGCCGATGAGGTAAGCGATCACGAACTTGGCGGTCTGTTGCGTGCGTACGGATTCACAGACGAAGCGAATGCGCTACTGGAAACAGGTAGCGACGCAGAAGAGACTGAGCGACTATCGCTTGCTGAAGAGGAAATCCAAACCGCTCAACTTGAAAGCCTTGCGACGGAGATTCGAGATATGAGCAGCGAGATTGTAGAGAAGAAGGAACTAGAGTCGGATCAGTTGAACGACTTCCTTGATGTCATTAGAAAAGAGATGAACGCGATCAAGGTCGCCGTCCGAGAGACGATCAAGAACGTCGACCGGTTTCAGAACACCTTCCAATACGTTGAAGGCTCTGGCCTCTATACAGACAAGCCGAAGAAGGCGCTCTCGTTCGATGTTTCTCCCGATGAGCTGACCGTCGACGGCCCACAGGATGTGACCGAGAGCGAAGAGTTCATTGATCTGATTGAAGAAGAACCAGATGGACGGCTCGACATCGATCCGTCCGTATTGAAAGATGCCCTCGTCGATGCGACGAAGGATACCGTGGCACAAGTGGTGAATGAAGAAGTTCGGGCAATGGTCAACAGGGTGTCTGGTCGCGTTGACTGAGTTATTCAAACCAAGAGGTGAATGAAGATGCGATTGACGAGAGATGAGCTAACCGACCACATCAAAGAGCAGGTCGTTCCTCAGATTAAGGAATTCTGTGATAGCAATGTGGCCGAGCTAGTACGTGACAACATTGAGAAGGCTGTTGCTCCCATCCGAGAACGGACTGAGGCGCTCACAACGCAGGCCATCTCACACTCCAACAGTTCCACACAGCGGAAACGCGAAAAGGGTGAAGCCCTCGGTCGCTGCATTCGTGCGACGGCATGGGCCAAGCTCAACGACGCTGGCGTGGATGGAGCCATTGCTCAACTCAAGCGGTGGGGTGATGACGATCTTGCTGACAAGTGGCAAGAGGCACGCACGAAGGCGCTCTCTGCTGGCGATGCTGCAAGCGGAGGCTTCCTGGTGCCAGAGGAGTTCAGTAGCGAGCTAATCGAACTTCTCCGCGCACGGTCTGTCGTGCGGTCAATGGGCGCAACGACGATCTCCATTGCTGGCTCAGGGACGTTGAACATCCCGAAGCTGACAAGCGGAGCGAGTGCGGCCTACATTGGCGAGAACACCAACATTGGGCAGAGTGAGCAGGTCTTCGGAAACCTGAAGCTCTCGTTCAAGAAGCTGGCAGTCTTGACGCCGATCAGCAATGACCTTATCCGCTACAGTTCGCCTGGAGCTGATCAGGTTGTGCGCACCGACCTTGTCGAAGCGATGCGCGTCAAAGAAGATCAGAAGTTCATTCGAGGCGACGGCACTGACGGCGCACCGCGTGGCCTCCTGAGCTGGTGTCCAGGTGGGAATAAGATTGCCGCTGATGCGACAGTCAACCTATCGAACACGTTCCAAGACCTCGGCAAGTTGGTCCTCGCGCTTCAAGAAGGTAACGTGCCGATGACGAGTCCTGGCTGGTTGTTTGCTCCACGCACGGAGCAGATGCTGATGACCTCGTTGAACGCGAATGGCGTTCCGGCCTTCAGAGATGAAATGAGCAACGGTCAACTCTGGGGCTTCCCGTTTGCCTCGACGACCAGCATTCCCATCACGCTGGACACCACAGGAGCAGGCTCGAACGACGAGAGCGAAATCTACTTCTGTGATTTCAGTCAAGCTGTGATCGGTGAGAGTTCCACGCTGCAAGTCAGCGCAAGCGACACGGCGGCATACCATGACGGGTCCAACGTCATCGCGGCCTACTCGCAAGACCAGACCGTCGTCAGGGCGATCTCAGAGCATGACTTCGGGATGCGACACGATGGTGCGGTTGCTATTCTGACGGGCGTGGATTGGGCACCTGGAGCGTTCTAATTAGCACTGAATAATTGAGAGGTGAATCACAATGATCAATAGAGGATTAAGTCAAGCAGCGCAGTTCTCAGTGCTAGAGCATCACACCTTCGACGCTTCCTGCGGAAGTGTGAACGCCTCCAGCACCGGCAATGAGGTCATGGGCCTCATCGTCGACCGAGTCGGTCTCGGCGACAGCTTCAACTCCGCGAAGGCGGTCATGACGGCTGTCGGTGAGATTGGCACCACAACGGTCGACAGCGGCTTCATCGGCTTCCAGGTCAAGATGATGCACTCGTCGACGACCTGTGTGGGCGACTTCAACGAGTTGTCCACCGCCGACCGCAAGGGGCTTCAGGGTCTCTACATTGTCACCAACACCACAGCGACCAGTACCGGCAACGCATCTGGCCGCATGTCGACTGATGCGGGTATCAGTACCAGCACCGGGACAGCCGTGTGGTATGGCGACCTCGGAACCTATGCGCTGACTGGCGCACAGCGGTTCCTCAGTGTGAACCTGATGCCTGAAGTCCACGCATCGTCATCGGGCGGCAGTGTGCTTCGTATCGCTGGTGCGTTGGCCCTGGGCGACGTGCAACAGGCGCTGCCGAACAGTACGTCGACTGGTGTCGTAATTAAGACGACGGCGTAGACGAAGTGCTACCATTTGGCGATGCGGGTGACTGTTGTCGGGAGAGCCTTAGCCATAGATCGGGTGCATTACAACTGCGGCGAGACTCTTGGCGTCGATGACGACGTAGCGAACTCACTGATCCAGGCTGGTCGTGTCAAGGCGGCCAGCCTGGTATCAGATTCGTCGGTCCACACGGCTTCATCACCTAGCCCACCGAAACATCGACAGGCGCGAGTGCGTCGTCGTGTATCCACTGCCAAAGGTAAGGGAGCCTCATGAGTAGCAATGTGACCGATGCAGCAACCGAAAGCACTGGCGTCAAATCTGACCATTCGTGTGCGGCACATCCGAAGGTAATTGACGCAGACAAGGCCATCGTCGAAGTCAGTCCTCCACGATCCGAAGTTGCCATCTGCGGGTTCGCGTCAAGCACGCGACACCTGATTCCTGTCGACGATAACCGTGTCGAGATATGGGGTCTGAATCAACTCTATCGGCACATCGACCGTGCAGACCGATGGTTCGACATTCACCGCAACTGGGAAGAGGACAACGTCGAAGGCACCGATCATCCGAAGTGGCTGAAGGAGTGTGGGATTCCGATCTACATGGTCAAGAGAGACCACGACCTTCCCACGTCAGTCCGGTTTCCGATTGAGCGGATGATTGCGTCGGCGTCGGATTATTTCACATCGACGGTTGCGTACATGTTGGCCCTTGCCATCAGCGAAGGGTTCAGCAAGATCCACCTCTACGGCATTGACCTGGTCGTCGGCACCGAATACGAAGTTCAGAAAGCCTGCGTCGAGTTCTGGCTCGGCATGGCGCATGGAAAAGGCATCGACCTTAACATTCCGAGCGCCAGCGCACTATTAACGCAGACGCATCGCTACGGCTACGAGAAGCAGCCTGACACCGGTCCCATGCCAAACATCGAAGAGCTTACGAACCGAGCGAATGCGATCAGCACGGCCAAGAACAAACACATGGCAA